TGGAAGTGTGAATTCACCAGTGGCAGGATTAAACTCAGCAAAGAAACTAGAATATGTGCCAAGTCTCAGTTTCTTCAGAAGGTCATTATTTCTCTCAATAGAGTAGTTAAGTATCTTGAAGTCGTCATTTTCTAGTGGACTCTTTGGTGCTTCATAGTAAGTATATGTTGACTTTGGATTATTGACACCAGCAGAAATCAAATTATCAACTGACTTAAACTTGAATCCACTCTTTGTCTGGTAGAAGAAGAATCCTGCAAGTCCATCAACAGGAACTGCCTTTGATGCTAACCACACCAGAAGATTAAAAGGTCTCTTCAGATTACCATAGAATCCATACTGATTCTGAGTTGTATCTGCATCAATATCAGTCTTTAGATAATCTTCTCCAATCTTGACTACTGAGTCACTGATTCTAGAATCCCGTGGAAATTTCTCATGAATTCTTGTCGTCTCATTCGTGATTGCCTCCCTAGAAACCAAATCTAGAGCAAACAATTCTCTCTGCCCTTCACGAATGATATTGTTTACACTAGAAACATAGAAGTAATCTTCTGCTTTGGAAGCAAAATCTAGTAGAGGATTGTCCCCATTTGGCTTCACTTTGATTGATAGTCTTTCACCACCTCTGATAGGGAGACCACTATAGATTGATTCATACTTATCATCACTACCAGGGACTGCTCCACCAGTGTTTACCACAATCATCTTTGCAGTAATCGTTGGTGAAAACAAATCCTCATAATATCTAAACGCAACAACACCCAACCTTAGGTCTACTGTTTTCAACCCATTATTAGATTCGAGTATAATCTCTTGATATTCGGCAGAGTCTCTTGCTGACATTTATGCTAGTGCAGTAAATTGCATTTTTTCGTGTGTATTATTTACCATAGCAACAGGCATGTTAAAACTTCCTTGCTGTGATGGAGGTGATTTTCTCTCTACAATCTTTGTCTTTGTTGTATTTAAGACTAACAAATTCGTTGGCATTTCTGGAGCAGATGCAAGCAATGTAGTTGCTCTAGAAGCATTGGGTCGAGTTGCTGGATTGAATGATACCTTTTGTGCTGCTGGTGGTGTTTGCTGACTACTCTGAGATGACCTAGAGGTTCTCATACTATCAAGAGTATTACCTGCTTTTACTGGCGAAATACTAGCAGCATTTTGACCTATACCAGCGTATCTAGACTGACCTCTTACTCTACCAGCCTCTGGATATTCCAATCCAACAGCAGCAAACTCTCTTGCTAATTGTTGCAATGCTGTCCTTCTATCATTAGACTTTCCGTTTATGTAAGCACCAATTTCTGGTCTCTTTACATCTATGAGATAATCAAACAATCTATTTTGTGTATTTGCATCAAATAAAGTATTCAGTGGTATTTTGGTATAGTTTACTGCCCCTCTCAAAGTTACAGGAATAAACTGATACATTCCTACAGCAAAGACTTTATCTTGTCTTTGTGCTTCCATCACCTCACCAACTGTCATTTCTGTCAGATTCTTCCCAAAGATGGATTTTGCTCCACCAGGAGTATCTCCAGCATTTCCTCTATTGACAGAGTTTAATCCACCTTCACCACTAGAAATGAGAGCCGCAAGTTTTGGATACTTTGTACCACCACTTCCAGGAAGTTGACTACTTGGGGCATCTCCTCCACCACCACCATCATCATCATCCTCAACTCCAAGCATCTCTTTAAATTTGTCCAACCCAGGTATGTCAAACATTTTCATATCCAGGTCAAAATACTCCATCAATTTTTCAGGAGTATCAATTCTAGTAAATCTTCTTACAAATTGATTGACACTATTCTGTAATCTGCGGAAAGAAGATTGTAACTTATCTAGAGTATTATCAAAGAATTCTTTTGTATTTCCAAAATTAAATGTTGAGATGCTATTGAATATTTCACCAAACTTATCAGGTAGTCCGATGAAGAAGTTAGAAACTCCACCAACAAAGTCTTGAAGTATTCCAAAATACTTCTGCATTCTCTTGGTTAAATCTTCAGCAAGTTTTATAATCTTTGGAAGATTTAATACTGCCCAACCAATAAGGACAGTCCCCAAATAGTCAAGGATTCTACCCAAGAATCCTTTGGTGCTATTCATTACAACTTTGCCAGTTCTCTTGACTGCTCCAACAATACTTCCTGCCTCAATAATATCTTCTTTCTCTCTTCTCAGTGTTGCCTCCCTTCTTCTACGAAATAAGGTAGATGCAAGTGATAATGACTTTCTCTTATCTCTATTACTTTCTAGCAATGACTTCGATATTGATGCAGAAGAAGTCTGTGCTCTTCTTACACTCTCACTGAGAGATGATACAGATTTATTGATTCTTCTCAGATTGAGAGATGACCCTAATGCTAGCGTAGAATTTGCCATACTATCCTACCACATTGTATTGTATCTGTGAATACATCAAGTAGAAATTATCTGGATTTGAGCTTGTAATTGGTGGTAAGTAAGTGGACTCACCCAATACTGCTGGAATGTCCTGCTGAGTGCCTTCAGTGCCACCATCAAGGTTTACTACATTAACACTTGGTTTAGCATTATTCTTAGCACTCTGTGTCAGAGACTGGAATAATGTATCTTTTGTCAATCCAAGTTGAGGTACAAAACTCTCAGCAGTAGGTTGTATCTGCTGATATGCCATGTTTGCTAAGAATGGCAGTCCAATACTAGCAGCAAGACCATATGGACCAGTCAATCCAAGTAATCTTGGTGCTAATGCCAATGCACCAGCAGTCAATGATTCTCCAAGACTACCTCCAGTGAAAAAGTTAATAATCGCTGCAAGTGGTGCAGCAATTCTTGGTGCAGGGACGCCTGGTGATCTTCCACCACCTCTTGGAGCAGCTGCTGGTCTTTGTTGACCCTGTTGCATCATTGCACCAGCACCAGCAGCTATAGGTGCTGCCTGTTGTACCATTGGACCTGCTGCTCCTGTGACAGCTCTTCCAATATTAGGTAATGTAATAGCACCTATTGCAGAAGCAAATTTTCCAAATACTCCCTTAATCACACCCAACATCGCAGTGATGGGTCTCATGATAATGTTTCTAGTAGCAAGTCTTGTAATCAGACCTGTTACTCTGAGTAGTGTGGATGCTACTACACCAAATCCACCATTAATACCAAGGAATATACCACCAACAATTGCAAGGTCTTTGACAATTTTGTCACCAAGATTCTTGAGACTCAGTTGTCCATTCTCAGACAAATCTGATACAGACTTCAGTATTCTATTGAGTAAGAATCCTCCCAACAGAATGTTGAAGAAACGACCAAGATTAAACAGAGTGCCTTGTGCTTTTGCTCCTATCTTCTGGAGCGGTGCTGTAAGTGCTGCTTGTATCTTTGTCTCAACTTGACTTTCTTTTCCTTCTCTTATCTGTCTTTCTGCCAATATCTTTTCTTGTCTTGCTTTCTGCTGCTCTCTCAGATTATCAATTACAGATGTCTCTTTAATCTGTGCAGTAATACTTTGAAGTGATACTGATAAGACACTGACTTGCTCTGCAATTCTAGTCAGAGAATTATTTACATTTAAGAGGGCAAGTTGATTCTGTCTAAGCGCAACGGTAGTATCCGCATTGTCTGTCTGTCTGACTCTCTCTTGCGGAGTGCGACCTAAAAAGGTATATGGTGATATTCTGCCTCTTATTGGCTCAGCCATTTAGTTCTGCTTGCCTCTGTTTTAAATTCTCTTCTTCAATGAATTGTTGGAGCAGAGTAAGATAAACTTCTCTTTCCCAAGGTATCATATTTTCAAGTTCTGTCAAAGAGTATTTATGGTGTTGCATCAAGGCAAAATTCACTTTAAAGTATGACTCAAGATCCTCATGAGCCATACTCACCCGAAAAAAGCAGTCAGACCCTCCAAGACGATATCACTCTCAACACCAGTCTTTGGATTAGTTACAGTAACTGTATGTGACAACTTAGGCATCGTCTCGAAGAAAGTCTCAATCTCTTTGAATTGTTTAGAGCTCAACTGCTCAAGAAACTGCTTCAACTCTTTCTTTGTGCAGTCAGCAGCAGACCAGGATTCTTCTTCAGAATATACCTGCTCAACACAAGAAGAAATCAAATCAAAAGTGTTGTCAACAGTAATCTCTTGACCACTGAAATTATTCTTGATAAATTCATCAATAGATGGATACTTCATACGGAGCATCAACTCATCATCGAGTTTGATATCTCTACTGTGATTCTTACCCTTCTGCACTTTAATCTCGTCCAGACTAATCACAGTTGGGACTTGTGTCTCCCCATCATCAGGGCAGGTCACCATAACTTCTACTTCTTCACCAACAGACTTGCCTCTGATATTGAGGAAGAGATACTCAATATCAAATGTAGACAGTTGGTCTACCTTAACACCACGAGTGATAATGCAACTAGAGATAACTTCCTTGATTGCATTTGTAATCTGCTTCTCATCTTCACTTTCCATAGCGATGATAAGGATTTTTTCTTCCTTGACTAGAAATGGTCTATACTTAACTTTCTTTCCAGTCGAAGGCAATTCCAACTCATATGTTGGCGTAGATATTTTTGGTAAAGGCATAACGACCCAAAGATTTCAGATGTGACTATTTATTATGTTATTGTAGGACCTCCCTGCTCTGTAGTTCCAAAATCTCTTTGTCTATTGAGGAAACTATCAGGATTCACAAATCTTTCATCTACTCTTTCTTCTAATAATGTTTGTCTATTTTGAGCAAATGCCTCATCGGCACCGCTCTTTGCGTTTTTGTCCTGATTACCAGTCTGTTTATTATTATCAACACCTCTACGAAGTGAGTAACTATCAAACTTACCAGCAATGTATCTGTCGAAACTGAAGGTAGCAGTTGCCTTCAATACCTCAGAGCTTTCATATTTGACAGTTGTCGAAGACAAGTCAATAGGAAACATTCCATAGAAAGTATATTCTATCTCTTCCTTATAGTCTCTGTCAAACTTGATAATCTTAGACTGTGTTGCTTTGTAATCACTTGGATATTCCATTCGATAGTAATATCCAGGACCACTTTGTCTTTGACCAGAACCATTACCAATAAATTCCATCCAGTGGTCTAAAAACTTCAGAGTCTTATACTCTTTGTCAACATAGAATTCTAGTTGAATCTGAGTAAACAACCTACTATGTGCCATCTTCTCAGAGACGCCCATGAAGTTACCAACAATGTCAGCAGTTGCCAGTCTACTTCCAGGAAGCACTGCATTATAACAAAGAAGACCAGAGGTTTCAGTAATAAATCTATATCCAACTCCACGCACATTCAGGTGCTGTCTCAGTGGTGTAGGAAGTCCAGCAAATATCAACTGGTAGTGTGATGTTTGCGCTAAATTGGTTAGCGTTGGTTTGAAATCAGATATTTTACGGGGTCTTACCACTCTAAATACCTTATACGAGTCTTATATTATTAAGTATTTAGATGGCATATAAAGGTAAATACCAACCTTCCAACCCAAAGAAATACAAAGGTGACCCAACCAATATCATTTACCGCTCTCTCTGGGAGCGTAAGTTTATGAGATATTGTGACCTGAATGAGAATATATTAGAGTGGCAATCAGAAGAATTCTGTATTCCTTATCGCTCACCAATAGATAATAGAATTCATAGATATTTCCCAGACTTCTTTATCAAGTATAGAGATACTGATGGAAGGATTAAATCTTCCTTGATTGAAGTAAAACCTTTGAGGCAAACCACACCTCCACCAAAACCAAAGAGACAAACTCAAGGTTACATTCGTGAGGCTTATGAGTATGCTAGAAACCAGGCAAAATGGGAAGCAGCAAAAGAATGGTGTCTTGATAGAGGTTATGAGTTTAGGGTCTTCACAGAGAAAGAATTAGGTATCAAGTAATGGCAACCAGACCTACAGATACTGACACTAATCGTAATCGTATTCGTGAAATATCTGATAGTGTCATTGGGACCAGAGACCCTGATGATATCATGATGGAATTGATGGAAGTACTCACTGAAGGGTCTAAGTTACCAGAGGTAGGAAAGATTTACATCTTTGTCTACAATCCCAAAACTCCTAACATTGAGTATGACCAGAATCCTTTTGTTGCAGTGACTAATGTATTTCAGTGGGGATTTCGTGGAGAAAACTTTCACTGGAGACAACCAAGAAATTATACTTGGGCAGAAGTCGCTGGTGGATTATATGAAGTATATCCATCTGAAGTAAAAGATTTATCAATGATACCTTTTGCAAATTTCCGTCTAAATAACTAAAAAGTGCTCTAATGGTACTAAGTCCAAGAGAAAGATCTCAACTAATAAGACCTGGTTCTCCTCCTTCAAGAGCTCAGAATCGTGATACTGGGGGTCGTAGTGATACTAATATTAAGAAAACATCTTTAAGGTATCCTTATGAGATGTTGATGGACAATACTGACTATTTGAGGATAGAGATTGCTGAATATGTTGCTCCTGGTTTAAATCTTTCTGATGAGACAACTGGAATATTAGGAAAAGAAAAAGAAATTATTGATCCATCCGACTCAGAGAAAAAAAAGAAAATAAAAATAGATACAATAAATCAAAACTTTTCTTTAGAAACTGGGTCTAGAAAGAATAGACAGCAGAAGAAAGTAGAGAATACAATATATCTACCAATACCACAACAACTTTCAGACACAACCTCACTGAGTTGGGGAGATTCTGGATTAAGTCCTATTGAAGCATTCGGTGTTGCTGCAACACAAGCAACAATTGACCGAGGATTGGAGGGTGCAATAGAATCTTTCTTGACACTAAAGAATAGTGGTCTTAATGCACTTAGAGACCCTCAA